GTGCGAATTTACCCACGGGTAAAGGTCGCAGGAGTACCTTTTGATTCGCAGGACGGCTTGAGGTTCTGATAGTCGGGCCAGTAGCCCCCGCATACGTTGTCTCGATATTCTTTAGACATGACTTGCTCATGCTTGAAGTCTGCTTGTCCTACCAACCCAATCACTACAACTACAGCCAGCCCGATCAATATCTTTTGCAATCTATTCATTTCAATTCCTCCGTTGAAGTAAAGATTATCGTTTATCTTACGGGCATAGTCAACTGATCGATTTATCTGGCGGTTGCCAATCCTTCTCTGATTCTTTTCTCAAACACTGCATTGATCTTACTATTCACGATGCCTTTAACTATCTTGTCGAAGTGGAAGATTGGCTTGTATGGCGCGTTGTCCTTATAGCTAGCAAGACGGGTCATGCTTCGATCTTTGTTCTGTTGCCATATACCTGGCTTACCGTTGATCGTTTTACTGAATACGTTATCTTTGCCAAGCAATGTCTTGATCTTGTTCTTCGTCATGTTGCCGTACTTATTGACCGCCATCTTACTGGTAGGAACAACAATGGCTCTGGCTTTAGGCATCCTTGTTCCACCGAAGACCTCGAACTTCATATACTCATACCGCTTTGATTCAATGAATACAATTGATGTCAGGTTGCTTTTCTTTGCTCTGACTACTTGGAAACCATTCAAGGTGAACGGTATTGGATTTTCAAACTTCTTCTCAGCTTGCTTTCTAAGTTCCTTCCTTGCCATGAACGCCACATCGTTCAACGTGAGCATAGCTGCAAACGGTATCTGTTTCTTTTGAACACGACTGAGCTGCTTAGTTACTTCTTTGATGTTGTCTCTGATGTCAATTTTCATCAGCGAGTTCCTGTATCTCGGTAAATATTTCCTGAGTTGCCAGATATAAATAGCCAATCTCAGCCATTAGATGCTGAACGTCATAAGACTTCTCACCTGTATAACATAGATCCCATTCAACAAAATCCTCATCCTCACGTTGAATTAAGAACTTAATGTATGTGATCTTGCCCTGTCTCGCGTCTTTCAACAGTTCCTTCAGGCATTCTTCTACCTCGTTGCCAGTGAATTGAGTTACTGTGCCCATAGGAGTCCTTAAAGATGTTGGCTATGTATCCTTCAATGAATAATAGCACAAAGACAGGCAAGGCTAGGATCATGGTGATCATGAAGATTAGGCACATCGTGATGTAGCTTAAAAGATAGATCTGTCTCATTATTACTCCAAAAAGTAATCTAATTCCCAACCGCAATCGAGGCATTTAGCCTCCCGCCAGAAGTTATTGGTGCTTTCTTCAATGCCTTCACCACATCTTGGGCATAAGACTTCATCTGTCTCGTTCCAAGGCGCATTGGGATCTTCCCAAGCGCCAGCAGGGTAATTACTCATACGGCTTTCCTCCACGGGCCTCTTAGATGCTCTGGCTTTGGCCTTTTTACGATGGGGATGTTTCTTGGCGCTATCTCATGCACATCGTGCGCGAACTCCATTGCCATGTGTAAAGCCTCCATAAGCTCGTCAGTCTTACGATTAAATTGCAAGACCTCCCACTCAAACTTGGAGTTCTTTGACCACCAAGATCCTTGAATACCTGTCACTGACTGAGCTGTACGTTCAGCTTCCTTCAAAGTGGTAGACAGACCACCGTACTCAGCGCCGTCAGATGGGTTGGTGAAACGATACTTGATGATCCTCATCGTTCTTCCTTCTGTAGCTTATCCAATAAAGACAGGACATCTGGCAAAACCTGCTTGTGGTACTCGTCCACATAATCAGGCCCGTAATAGTCCAAGACCTTGATTATGGTCATCCATGCTTCTAATAACTCAGTTCTCGTTGGTTGCATACTCTATCCTCCATATTGATTTTGCAATTTGTTCTACTACTTGAGGAACTACCGCATTGCCTAGCTGTTTAAGTCTGTGTGACCTTCTGGGAACCCCATTAGCCACTCGACCCACGTCGGGTTCAGGCTTCCACCAGCTTGGGCCGCCAATGTCGGAGTATTTCGCAGATGTTCTGATGGCGCTGCTGTTTCTTTGGCATTGTGAGCCGTTGGTGTAGGCCACATTTTCACTTGATCCTGCAACCGTATTTGTATCTTGTGACCGCTCGGTCTCGTTGTCTTGCCTTCCAACAATGCTTTCGGAGTCCCGCCCTGATCCGCTGCTGGCGTTCTCCACCATCCGCTGTTCATGCTTGGGGCCATCTGATTCGCTGTGGCTGTTGGCGTGTGCAACAGTCCAGACTCGATCCCGTCTGTGGTGAGCATCGACGGCGCAAGCTGGAATAACAAACGTCCTTGCGGTGTAGTTTTCGTTTTCCAAGTCAGTGAGCACTTCGTCGAGGCCCATATTGATGTGCCCAGCAACATTTTCTCCAATGACCCAAGTGGGCCTGAGTTCTTTGACAAGCCTAAACATTTCTGGCCAGAGGTGACGGTCATCTTCTGCGCCACGCCGTTCTCCTGCGAGGCTGAAAGGCTGGCATGGGTATCCGCCGCAAATAAGTCCGATGTCCTGTATTCCATTGTCTTGGAGCTCCTGTTTGGTCAAAGTTCTAACGTCAGAAAATATAGGAACGTCAGGCCAGTTCTTGCGTAAAACTTTTTGAGCCTCTTGGTCGTATTCACAAAAGGCTGCGGTTTCAAATCCAGCAGCCTCCAGCCCCAAGCTAAAACCACCTATTCCTGAGAATAAATCTAGCACCTTCATGCTTCCTCCTAGCTGGTTGTGGGGCCGAAGCCCCGTTTGATATTATCTAGCGACAAAATCGATGATTGTAATGTTGCCTCGAAAGTCGCAAGAATATTCCAAAAGCGCGAATTTAACGACTTCGGCTAATGCTGATTCTCGGCCTCCGATTTCAGGGCGTACCTTCACAACTGTAGCCTCACCGATAACCGTTGACCCGTCTAAGCGAGTTGGGCCTTGATGAAGAAGATGACAAAAGAAGTATTCGTCATCAGCAACTTTGTCGAAAAACCCATCTGAAATTAAAGACGATGTTTCGCAAAAATGAGCCAAAGCCTCGTAAGCGGCATCAAACTTTTCTTCGGTAGTAGTGTTGTTCATGTTCGTTTCCTCGTTTGCGTTGTTGTTGGTATCTATTATATACACCTCAACATCATTGTCAACACTTTTGTTTACTATTATCGATTAATTTATAGAACAATTTGGAATAACTAATCACGGTCTAATAACTTAACCCGTTCCTTCGCCAGCTTATAACGCTTCTGATCGTTCCAAGTGATACGACCGCCTTTCTCTTTTTCCATATCGTATATCGATATGAAATACAGATCTTCCTTGGCCTTCTCAATCACACTTGACGGAATAGCTCGGCGCGCGCCTTGCTTCTCAAACAATACATTCGGACTTAAACCCAGAGCATTCACCACTTCCAGACCTGAAGCCTGACAACTGAAACAGTGGATCAAAACCTTCCCATCCCGCTCCGTCAGGGTCATTGACGGATTGTTGTCTTTGTGCACAGGACAGCAGGCCCAAGTCTTACCGCTTACAACTTTGACTTTATCCAACCTAGGCAAGATGTCTTTTAACACGGCGCGCTTTCCTTATATTTAAGTGAATGATGTGGTTCTTCACCGATTCGCTGATTTCCTTAACTGGCTGCGGATTGATCTTGTTAGGCCAGACCCCGAACTTTCCTCGGTAAGCCCAAGATGCCCATCCTGGCTTGAAGCCTTTCTTCCTAGCGTAGAACTGGAACTCACCAAGCCACTTAGACTTTTCTTCGCCAGAAAACTCCTTGTTGGCCTTCTTTAGCTCCTTCAGTTCTTGATCGTCAGTCTTCAAAGTCTCCTTCGGCGGTCGTTGATACCCGCAAGCGCAAGTGATCAAGAAATGCTGAAAACACTGCGGGCATACCGATGGCATGATTTCGTCTTTGTCTTTCTTGACCAATGAGCTTTCCGAATACTCCTGAAGACCGTCATGAAGACTTTCAGGGACTATAAATTCAGGAAAGCCGTGGGTCTCGACGTTGCCAGCGTGATCTAGGTAGATCGCTTCTGTCTTACCTTCGCACGTTCTCATTATCCTACCCGCCCGTTGGATGAACGCGATCTTCGACTTGGTAGGAAAGCAATCAATCAACGTGGTGACTTGTGGCGCGTCATACCCTGTGTTTAAAAGACGACTACATGACAGAATCTGAAACTCACCTTGATCGTGAGCATCAAAGATCATTGTCCGATCTTCCTGCTCCATATACCCATCAATATGCTCGGCAGTAAATCCTTCTTCTCGGAACATCTCGACCAGCTTCTTTGAATGCTTAATCGACGGACAAAACGCTATCGTTTGACCTTTGCCAAACTTCCTGAAGTTCTCCACAATATCACCGACCAGCTTCTGATCATTCTCAGTTGCATCAGCAAGACTTCTAGGATCGTAATCCATGCCGCCAGTAGACAACCTCTTATTCTTCACGCCTTTCAGATCAGCCCTGTTCCCACCGAAGTATTTGACAGGACACAAATAACCTTGGTCTAACAACTGACTCGGCGTGATCGGAACCACTAGATCAGAGTAATGCCTTCCCAGTCCTTTCGAGTATGGCGTTGCACTCAACCCGATAAAGATGCTTTTGGAGTAGTCCTCCATCAGCTCAGTCGTGGTTTGGTAATGGGTATGGCACTCATCCACAACCGCAACGTGAAACAAAGGCTTGTACCGTCTCCTAGCAATTGTCTGGATCGACGCAATCTGAATCTGAGCATTCGGATTCGTTCGCCAATGATCCGCCTGAATCACTCCGCAAGATATCCCTGCTCGGTCGAATTCCTCCAAAGCCTGATCGACCAACTTAACCCGATCACAAATCAAGATCCCCAGCTTGCCGTTCTTCGCAGTGTTCTTCAGGATCTCCATCGCAACCCTAGTCTTGCCAAATGAACAAGGCGCTGCCAAGACTAACCTAGAATTACCTTTGCGGATCGAATGCTTGAGCATTGTGATAGCTCGGTCTTGATGCGGTCTAAGACTCACGGCATCCACCTAACCGAATCAGCGATGACCACCATTAAAGGTTCAATATCATCTTCGTTAGGTTCTCGACCAAATGGCGTTCCTCCGTCAATAACCCCCATGACCTTTGCAGAACGCTTGTAGCCATCGTGCAAAACCGCATAACCCCATGCGCCTTCTTTCCGAAATATAAAATAAGACGGAACGCCAGAGCATTCGGATAGGTTTATCAATTCCATGTACTTGGGGACATTCAGAAATAAATGAGGTTTGCCAGTGTACCACTTACACTCTGCCCAACCTGCCAATAGTCCTTTACCACCACCTTGATCGTGATAAAACCAGCCGTCGATTCGATACTTGTTCGTATTTGGGTTTTGCTTATAACTCAGGCCAAGATGTTTGGCCATTACCTGTAACAGTCGTTCTTCCCGTTTTCTGTCGTCGGGCGTTTCTCGTTTTATAATCATAGCTTCCTCCAAAGCATTTATTTTAGGCACACTTCGACTTTTTCCCTGTTGCAAGACACAAGCATACAGATCGTTAGTCTGGTTAGCTCTGGCGTGTCTACATCCGAAGATGCGGTACTCATATCCTTTCGGTTTCTGGCTAGGCGCAACCCTAACCACCTCACTTGAGGCCTGTTGCATTTTGGGACGTAGATCGGGACAAGTCGTCAGTCCTAACATCTGTCTACGGATTACTGCTATTTAGAAAGGACGCACAGTTTAGCGCCACTGTCCGTTAGCGGGGTATTCAATGAGGATTGCTAGTATGGTAGGATATAACCCGTGTCGGTTGTGACAACGGTTCTTCCTAGCTTGCAATCGGACATTAAAGGGGTTGTGGAGCCCCGCCGACACACTTACTATATTCTAGTTCGTAACCTCAAGCAACTTATTTAGATACCACTGAGCTTTCAGCAGGTCTTCCCTGGCGTTGTTCTTGTACTGGTGCCTGTGTAGGTACTTGATCGTGTTCCCCAGACAGTACGCCCCAAACTCGTCTCCTAGCTGCTGCTGGATGTAATCGATGCACTCGATTCCTGTAACGTTGTAATGCTTTGGTCGGTTTACGGAATCCCATTCTTCAGGTGTCGGATCTTTTCGCATACTCTACTATTCTCCGTATTTGATTTCTGTCTATGGGGTTTCCGTTTCGGTTCAAAACACCTTCGTCGGCGTAATGAGCAGCAATCTTATACATACTCATCTTAGATCCCCGCATCTTCAAAACCCCTTTGATGACCTTTTGTTCATAGTCATTCTTATGGACTTTACCGTCTTGATCGTACCAGTATCCAAACCGAGGTTTACCACCGCCACAAAGACCTTTAGCCCTACGTTTCCTCAGTCCTTCCTTGACTAAAGCCGAAGTCGTTAAATTCGCGCTGTGTACTTTAGAATGACACGGAGCGCATAGATTGACTGTCTTTGTTCCTCCCAAGACTCGCGGAACGACATGATGCGCGTGATCTGCGGTGACTCCACATTCAAAGCAATCGTGATCTTTGGTCTTTAATTTGGGCATTAAACTCAGCAATCATGTCACGGTAATCTCGTGCATAGAGTTTAATGGGTTTATTGGAGTCTGCAAGCATCTGATCAACCTGAGATTTTCCGAATTTGTCAATCATGAACATCGTATAATTCTGAGCTGCGACCCCATGTTTCATTCCAAACAGATTACAACCAGGGCATTGCGGCCAGACGTTGCGCTTATCTAAACTGAAATAACTAGACTTACCTTTGGGCAACCAGTGACCACCGTGAACTTCTGTGTAGTGCTTAACGACTCCGCACGTCACACACTCGCAAAACCCGTTGTCGTCTGCTTCCTCCAACCTTCGGAGTAACTGAAATGCTTTTAACGTCTTAGCCCGTAAGGTCTCTGGCACGCATAAACTCGCTATCTGCTGGATTGGCTAATTGTACTCCTTTATCTAAGCCCCAGTGAAAAACCTTTTCCATGAACTCGTGCATCTCACCTTTAGAAAGACTAGACGTTGATCGGAGTTGATTCTCAATAACCGTACTGCCGACATGGATATCTTCAGTCCCCAAGAACTCGTTCTTCATCAACGCCTTGACCATCTCAGGAGTCACGCTGATCTTACTTGAGAAATACTCAGACATCTGCCCACACCACATGTGGAATAAGGCATTCTGGCTCAGGCTTCTTACCGTGGAATACGTCTCAAACTTCCACGCAATCGGTCGGCTGAAATCCATCTCATTCAGCCTATTATGAAAGTTCTTGATAACGTCAGGAATATCGCGACGATGATTAATTAACCAAAATTCACCTCGCATTGAGCTTATCTTTGAGCATGTCCCAAAGATCCTCGATGATCATTCTTACCTCAAACCACAACCGCTTTAAGCTATTCACTGGCTAACCTCAAGAAGTCATACACATCCATTTTAAGATGCTTGCAAACCTTCACCACCAAACTCAACTTTGCGTCTTCTCTGTACCGCCACTGAGACACTTGTTGTTTGGTGATCCCCATGTCGGCGGCCAGCTCCGAAGAACTGACCCCCAACTTGACCTGTGCTAATCTCAGGCTTTTGCCGAAATCAAAACGGCAAGTCATCTTCAAGACTCGCTGAGGTTGGCGCACTGTAAACATCTTGGATCTTGCCAGTCATGACAGGCTGATTACCTGCCGCACCATCACGCTTCCACAAAGCGATATCAATTGTCTCGCCTTCTTTGATGTCCCGATGTGCAACTACCTTTCCGCTAAGGATTGGCCCACTGCCGCCTTTGTCGTTCTTCCAAAGGCTTACTTTTCCTCGGTTGTCATACTCCATACATACTTCCTATTTTTGCAAAGTTTAAGGTTAAATCTTCCAGAAGTTTTTCAATTGCCGCTGAAAGCCCAGCAATAAACTCATCGTCCCGTTTTACTTCCATTATTAAATTCGGAAGTTCTGGGTGGTAACTCATAAAATAATAGCGATCAAAGTCCATTAGCCACATCGTTCCTTGAACCTGAGCGTAATACTCGCTAGGCATGGTTCCGTTGTTGGCGTAATCGACTAGATACTTAACGTGAACAGGATGACTTGGGCATTTAATCTCCAACCCAACCCCGTCCACCAACCGATCAGGGCTGCAACCAACTGTTTCATCATCGTTGGTTACAAACCCAATTTCTCGGCAGGTTAAATCTGTCTGGAACTCAAAGACGTTCGCAGCCTCTGGTTCTAAGTCGTTACCACGTTGCATCCACTGAGACTTAAAGGTTTCGATCCGTTTACCGCTTAACCGTTCCGCTAATAGCTCGTGCATGTACTTCTCACCGCTCGCAGAAGCCTTGCCTTTAGGTGTCACAATGTCCTTGAACTTACTTGCTGACGGCATACCTAATCGGAGATCAAACCACGCTTGAGTGCCTTGCTCTACGTTGTGGATCTTCATTTGATTTGCTTCTGCTTCTTAGCTTGAAGCTGCTTGACGGCTCGGGCGTATTGATCCTCGCTCAATTGTTTCAGATCAGACACATTGTAAATCTCAAGAAACTTA